TGTTCCAATTTGTGTAACAGTTGCTTGTCCATCAAACCATCCTCCACCACTAGAATTAGAAGGATCTCCATATGCTATAGATCTATTACCATCTAATTCTCCTGCAAGATATCTCATCCATGACATCATTTTATTTCTAATAGAAAAACTTTCATCATTCATGACAGTTACAGTCCAAATGTCGTATGTCCGAAAACCATGCCATTTATACGCTCTTCCTGCATAATTAACTGCAAGAGGTGCAATATTAGATGCAGGAAGTGCAGCACCTTTAACTAAAAGTGCCTCATCTTCTGTGAATGAAAGGGAATTATTTGGTGAATAATTTATCGCAACCTTATATAGAGCCGGTCTAGCTCCCCCACCTGCTTTGGAAAGATTGCCTTTAAATGTTGCTGGTGAAAATGCCATTTCTTTCCTTATTTTTGACTTGATCGTGATTCAGCCTTACCAGAAGCACCTTTAGACTGTGAATAATAATTATATGCCCAAGTTACATCGAATGTTTCTATGTCACTTGCAGTATCGTAACTCAATGCAACCTCTGCAATAGTTTGAGGCCAACAATCATGAAATGTCCAAGATAGTAAAGATTTACCAGTTTTATCATATTGAGTTAAAGTTACTTCACCAAAACCAGATGAATTATCACTAAAACCATAATTTGTGGCAGTATTGTTGATTTTATTCATCCAATCTTCTAGAGGTTTTCTTAGAGAAAAATTCTCTGTATTGATGATAGTTGTACTTAAATCTCCAAACACTATGTCGCCAGGAATTTTTACAGTTCGACCAAAATATTGCCTCTCTATAGGAGTAACAGTAAGTGGTGGAATGGCAGACACAGAACATTGTGTTGCCATATCAGTAAAAGTTCCCGAAACAGCTTCTGGTTTTGATACTGTTACATCAAATAAACTGGGTCGGGCTCCTCCATATTGAAGAGCCGACTTAAATTTTGATATTTTTGTATCTAGTGCCATTTTTTATTTTCTCCAAAAAACTTTGTTTTAATTATTTATGTCAAAAATCTTAAACAGCACCAACGACTTCTGAGAATTCTACTCCACTCCTAACTGCAACAAAGTTGAGTTGGATAAAGTTGATAGAACGAGAAGGTTTGACAAAAATGTCTCCTCTAAACGAATTAGAATCTACCACTTGTGGTGTATTATTCGATGCGTCACATACTACTCTAAAATCTTGTATTCCACCTCTTCCTTGAATGTCTCTCAAGAAAGGTTCTACAATGGAAACAAACTGTGAACGTGTAAACTCATCGTTGAATTCAAACAGTTGAAATCTAGCTGCATTTGCAATTGCTTTTTCCAGAAGGATAAACAATCGTCTTACGTTGATACGATCAAACGCAGATGGTTTTGTTAGTTGAGTTTTATCTCCGAACATAACCACTCCCTCGCCTGGGAAAGAAACAACTGGATTTACACCTTTTTTGTAAAGTTTATCTCGTTCTGCTTTCTTAGGATTGAAAGGAAGTTTTACAACACCTTTGATTTGTCCTCTTGAAAACCCAGCCGGTGACCAGAAAGGATCACGAACTGAATCTGTATGAGCACAAAGTCCTGCAATATCTCCGTTACAAGGAACGAATCGGAATTTATCATTGTGCTTATCGAACATATATTTCCAACCAGAATCCATAACTGCATATGATGAATTCATATTTACAGTATCACGATAATCTGTTACGTTATCGGTTGCAGTTGAAGAACTTGTAACTCCAACAACATCTGTTTTTTCTGGTGAAAAGAATACCATGCAGTCTTTTCTTGATTCTGCAATTTGATTGATTGCGTGTCGTACAACAGTAGATCCATGTGCAGAAGTTGTAATAAGTGAAACATCTACATCTTCCGCAGATTTCAACTTATCATATGCACGAATAACATCTGCCGAAGAAGGTGCAGTACCATCTGTTCCACCAATAAAACTTGCATTTAATGGCTTTCCGCCAGACCAAAATTCACTTCCAGATCCACCAGTATTTGTTAAACCAGTTGCAGTAGTTTTATCTACACCCCAAGCAATCCAAGTTTTTGAATTGGATGTGATTTGATTTGAAGATCCAGCAGTATCAACTGAATTGATTACTGGATGTTTAGTCCACCAAACATAGTTTGAATTTCCATTAAGTGCATTTTTGTAATATACTTCTTCTCCGTCAGGGGATTTTGCACCCTTCATGACTGAAAGATTTGGCCATGCTTCGATAACTTCGCCAGGATTTCCTGTCCATTCTCCATCTTCATCCACGATTGCAATGTGAATTTCATCACATTCTAAATCTGCATCTTCTGCGGTTGCTGATGTAGTAGGGGCTCCTTCGTTAAATGCATCTGCAAATTCCCATTTTCGATCCCAAGTTACTCCTGCATTTGCACCAATAAAATTATCTTTAACAGTTAATGATGTTGCGGATGCAATTGCAGTAACTTTTCGTGTTTCACCACCGATTGTGATAAGATCACCAACAACCAATTGTGTATCGAAATATGTTCCCGATCCTGCAACAGTTTTTGAATCAGCAGTTGTTGTAACTGTTCCGATACAATGTGCTGCTGGTTGTTCAAAACTTGATCTCTTTAATCTTTGAAATGCTTTTGCAGAAATTGCAGCAGAATGAGTTTTTGCACGAACAACCATTGAAGTTGCAGATGCAATTGAAATAACAACAAATGCATCAGTTGCATCAGTAATAGTTATTAGATCACCAACACTCAATTCTCCTTGAAGGTTAGTTCCCGATCCTGTAATAACACCAGTTCCATCATTCCAACTAACTGTTCCTGTGAGGTTTCCTGTTGATGCAGGTTTATCCGCAGGACAAATTCCCATTCTAAGACTATTTCCTAGAACTCCTGCCCATTTTGCAATTGCGGGTGCAGTTCCACCATATGTTGACGATCCACCATACTCATCATCATAGTTGTTGTAGTATGCGTCTGAATCTGTGATTTGAACAGCACTATATGTTCCAGAAGTTATTGCAGCACTATTCTTTGGTGAGGCTGCATTTCCGACTGTAGTATTTGCAGCACGAACAACCTGACAAGCATTTGAATATGAAAGGAAGTTTGCTGCTGTAAAAAAGTCATTAAAGTTATCATCATTAGGTTTTTGAAACAATTCTACCAGATTGTCTTCATCAGTTACTAATGTAACATCTTCGATGGGCCCCCAGCGGAACCGGCCAACTGCACCACCAACTGAGGTGCCTGCAGCAACTACTACATTAGTTAAGTCTATTTCTGAGGTGTTGACGCCTGGACTAACTTGAAAGGCCATCTTATTTTCTCCATTGAAATTGTTTTTTAGGGTTCGTTAGGACTTACACACTCCTGTCCTTAACAAATATTTATAAATAACTATAATTGATGAATAATATTTAGTGTATGGTAAACATGAGCAAATATCCACAAAAGGCCATAAATCGGTTTGAATCAAAGGTAAATAAGACTGAAAATTGTCATATCTGGACTGCAGCTAAACAAAAGCAAGGTTATGGGATGTTTTCATATAATGGAAAATCAACCCCTGCACACAGATTTGCATATCTTCTTTATAAGGGGGATATCGCAGAAAACATGGTAGTTCATCAGACTTGTGAAACAAATGATTGTGTAAATCCCGAACATCTAGTTCTTCAGACTAAAAGTCAAAATAAGAAGAGTTATACTTCTGTTCGTGTAAGTAAAGAGATGATTGAGAAAGAAAGTGTCAAGTTCCTTTATCGACTTCGTAATATAAGACCAGATCTTCAACCAGAGATTGATGCAATTCTTATGAAATTAATTACGGAAGAGATGAAAGAAGATGATGATTTTGGATTTGAGTTTGAGAGTAAAAAGAAAGAATATCTTTAATATAATTCTCTCTGCCATTCTTCTCCGGCAGGTTTCCAGATACTATCATCGCCTGGAATTTCTACTGTATCATCTTGTCCGTCTTCGATGAATCCAAAAGGAGTCAATTCTTCTTCAATGAGTTTCATTTGTTCTGCAAACATTTTTTCACGAATATCTTGATCTGTCAACTCTCTGAAATACCTTTGTTGCACTAACCAAGAGAAGATTACACAACTCATTACTAAGTCATCATGGCAACCTTCATCGGCTTCCCATGATGTACTTTTTCCAATGAAAGTTGTTAGTTCACTTATCGTATCGAAATCTTCGATGATAAGGTTGTCTCTCTCTATCAAATCTTTGAGAGTTGCACACCCTATTCTCTTAACTTGTTTAGTGGTTCGTATTCCCATTGATACATTCTTGGAAAAACCACCTCCAATCTGTTGTCCGTTTCTTCCATGCATTGTAACCATCATCATGTTTTCATATTCCATATCGTGATAAAGAATATCCGAAACTTGTTGTCCTATGTCGTTTACCTCTACCAGCACAAAAGAATCATTGTATTTTTGTGCAGTTGTGTAGATTATGTTTGGATACAACATAGGAGAAATATCGTTTCTTCTGTATTTTGCAACTTGTCTGTATGGTTGTCGTGTTACATCAAATACAGAAAATGCAGAATAATCAAGACCCACTCCACGAGCTACATCACATATCATTACATAAGTGTGATTTTGAATTGGTTCTTGATACACATCCAATCCATCATTTGAATAGATTGTTGATTTGTAAGGCATTGCCATAAGTTTGTCTGTCGAAATAAGCGTATTAGAACTTCCTAAGAACGAACACTCAAATTCCTGTTGAAACTGGCGTTCTGAGGTATTCCGTATCGTTCTTTCTTTCCATGCTTGATCCCGATCTGGAACTTGTGACCAATGAACTGAAATTGGTGAGTAATCATTATTTCCTTCTTCTGCATCTGTCCACAACTTATAGAACAAATTCATTCCGTTTGGTGTAGAAACGATGAATACCTTTGTGGTTTTACCAGAAGAAATTGTAGGATATACCGAACTGAAAAATTCTTCAGAGATGTTATGGGGAACAAATGCAAATTCGTCTAGAAAAATGATGTTAAATGAACCACCTCGAATTGCAGATCCAGAAGTTGAACTTGCAAGAATTTTAGAGCCGTTTTCAAGCTCGATATTTCCTTTGTTCCATATTAG